CTAACTGAGTGTTGTATCTAATCGTGGGGGCAGGTCAGCGGCGGCATCAAGAATTTTCTTTTCAAGGTTAGTTATAGCTTCAGCCCCATCTTGCGTGGTCGGCTTAAGCGATTTCATATAATCCACAAGCAAACTTACAGACTGTGGCGACGGGTTTTTTGCCAGGTCATTTAACCTTTTACCCAAGCCGTATGCCGCGTCGTCTGATATATCAAACTGACTTGAAAGCATTGCTACAGTGTTTACCAGCGTCAATGTTGCGGAGTTGAATGAAGGCCCCAAAGAGGTTGCTTGTTTTATGGCGTCATTAAAATTGTCAGCGCTAATCTCCATCGTATCCATTGCGCTACCAAAAGCCTTAACACTAGCCACGCCGCCATTAAGACTTCTCCACCAAGATGACTGCTCATCAATGATGTTCGTGATAGCCTTACCCGCATCCCTAACAGCTATCTCGTATTGCTGAATAGCATTGTCTCTTAACTGTGCAGCTAAAGTGGCATTGGTAGCAGCCAGCCGAGCATAATCATTAGATAGAGCTGCAACTCCCTGGCTATTTATAACCACCACTTTATTTAATGTTTCAGCAGCAGTTTTCAGCTGTTCCATTTCGTCTTTCGTACTGCCTAAGGCGGTTGATAGAGTTCCAACCAGTACTGAACCTAAAGCGATAAACGCCCCAACTACTGCACCACCTGGACCAAACGCGCCAGCGAGTTGCGAACCTTGCTGACTAAAGGCAACCAGCGCAGATTGTCCGCCCTGAACCTGCACAATAAAATCCTGAATCTGGTAACCAGCTTGCTGCATTCCTGACTTCAAACCACCTGAAACTGCACTGGCCGTTTTTGTTACAGTGGTGTTCAGTTTTTCTGCTGAGCTATCTGCTTTTTTAAATCCGGACTCCATGTTATTGGTGACGCTTACAACTTGCTTATCCGCACGGAGCAGCTCTGCAGTATTGGCTTTTATCACATATTCGATATCACCTACGTTCTGGGCCATTTCATTATCTCCAGGCATAAAAAAACCCCGCCGAAGCGAGGTCTGTATCAATATTTTTGTTAATAACCCTGTATGGCATTTATAGCCTGCGATCGCTGTGAGCGATTTATAATATCTCTCGTACTCTGCATATCGACTTGCGCACTCTGCTTACCTGTCTGGATATAAGTATCGCAGTCATCCTTGCTTATGCTCAGATCTCCACGACGAGCAAACTCAGCCTGGATTTTAGGCATTATTGCCGTATTCCCATACCCCATGGCCTGCCCCTTCAAAACACAGAGGCCCGCATCGTCATACGAAGTCATTGGTTTTTCCTGTGCGCATCCAGAAATGAATGATACGGAAGCCGCAAGCGCCATAAGGCAAAATGTTTTTCTCATTTTTTCGCTCCCTTGGCAGCTTCAGCGTATGCCTGTGCCGTCTTCTGAGACGACTCAAGAATGTCATCAGTTAATGTCTGCTGGCCCCACTTCGTAACCTTCCCGTTCACAAAGGTGACTGTCAGTCTATCAGTAGCTAATTGCTCATTGTCGACAACGGTGTACCCATAAACGGCTTTATTCCAATAAATCCAACGTTCCCGCTCTTGGTTGACATCAGTCCTCCGCGGAGTACCCATGACCTGCATTACGTCGTTTTTGCTCATCCCAAGCGAGAGCAACATTGATTTTTGGTTGTAGTCTATTTTTTGCACTGTGGGAGCACAGGCTGTAATTGTTAACGATGAAAGGCCAAGCAAAGCTGCGCAAAGATACTTCTTCATATCCCTATCCCCTTTGGTAAAAGATGAGGAAATCCTAGCAGGGATCGTGGCCAGGGAAAACTCAGCGAGCGCTGGGTTAGAAAATGAGCTTGGCAACTGCCATGGCAAGGCCGGCTATACCAATCATGGTCGCAGCTAACCATTTTGTCTGAGCGGAAATAGATTGGTGTAACTCAGCTCTTAAAGAGGCGACATCTTCTTTGTTTGCATAATTTGATTTTATGACTGCTATATCAGTCCGAATGCCAGCCAGATCATCCTCTAGTTTCTTTACACGCTTCTCTAGCATGTCATCTCCTCCGCTACCTCCGCCACCGTGTTTCGGGAAATCGACTACGTGAATGTTATCTTCCATTCTAATATTCATTGGTCTTCCCCTGCTTCTGACAACTTCTGTTCAACCCACTTCAATACTGGCCACGTTGCAAAGTGCATAGAATACGCACAGTTCTTACATATCAAACGATATTCATATTTTACTAAAGAGTATGATGGTCCTTCTGTATCAAGTTTGACAGGGATGGCATAAATGCTGCTTTCGCACCCATCAGGCCCCACAGTGATTGAACTGGCGTTAGGTATAGAAATATCATCACTCCCACAAATTGGGCATATGACTGTTTTGACGCCGCGTTCGAAGAGATATTCAGAAAATAGCTCAGGAGTAACTTTCTCCAGCCGCCGCTGAAGGGTCAGTTGAAGTTGCATTTGGTGCTGTTTTTCGTCTTCCACGCTGATTCACCACGAAATGGTATTTCCTTAAATTTATCACGCGGGCATGACTTCAAAAACTGTTCATCTATCCATGGCAACGGGAAAACCCGCAGTTAAGCGGGTTGGGATGTCGATTGGCTGAGAAATCGGCGGATTGGCGGACTTTTACGCCGATTAAAAGATCTTGCGCAAATCCACGTTGTACACCGCCATCCATGCAGCGCGAGGCCAGGATTTCACAGTACCAAAGCGCGGGTCTTCAACCTCGTGTGGCTCAGCATCATTATCACGGCACCACTTGCGCAGTGGCTGCCATTTGAATTTCTGTCCGAGCTTCTTCTCTACCGGGATAATGGCGGCATAGTTTTTTCCTTCCCCGATGCGTTCCGCCAGTTTGTTTTTGGCACGAACAGCAGCGGAAGCTGTTGCCATTGCGGTTACTTCGCGTTTCTCAGAGATCCAGCGCTTCTCTTTAACTGCACGATCGCGCTGTTCAGCAATAATGCGGTTCTCTTTCACTTTTGTCAGGAGGTCTTCCAGAGCTGCTTCATAGGTCAGCGGGATACCCATTGATGGAGTTGGACGGAAGTAAGCATCCTCAAGGCGTTCGAAAAAGGCCCATGCTTCGTCAGTATCAACAATCTTCGACATACGGGCCGCGCCCTTTTCGGTCCAAAAAACAACAGAGCGGGCTTTGCTCGAAATTTGTGCGTGACTATTAGTCACTCGCAAATCCTTCAGCTCTTGGCCTTTAATGGTGAAGATGTGGATGCCCTCAATGAAGCGGCTGGCATTGCGCGAAAGGTTTTTCCTAATATTAGCCTCATCAGAACCATAACCTGCGGCCAGCGTTTCAGTCGTAACAACACGCAACCCCTTCCATTCAATCACTGGCAGTGGCTTGGGATCGACATTTGGTTCATGAACTGCTAAATTTAAAGAAGTCATTGGTTGGACCCTTATGACAAGTTTCAAAGGAAGCCGGTAGCTCGAACTATCGGCTTTTTCTTTTTGCGCCATCCCATGCGCCCATCAGTGAATCCATCCGTCTTCGCCGCGGAGTTTTGCCAGCACAGGCTGAGCGCTACTTACGACAAAATTCGTGTTATCCAAGTTTTGTGTTTCTCGGAGTAAAATCTTTTTGGTTTCGTCCGTCATGTACCTGGTTTCATGTGCGATATCGCGTAGCTTGCCTGAAAGTTCAGATCCCAGTTCGCGCATCGCAGGATAGAGCTTCTTGCTGATCTGCTGGCTCTTTTCCATCCAGAGCTGCAAGTAACAAAGACTCACCAACTCCTCATCAGAAAACTGCTTGGCGATCGGTGAGTCCTTAACCTCGCGATCCAGGATGTCCAGCGCCCAGCGTCGGAAATCTTTGGCCTTTGGTGTTGAGGCAAACATCGCAACCAAATGAGCGCCTCGAAGTGAATAAACCCTGACCGATTTGTTACGTAAGCTATTGTTTATCCCGTTGACCTTCATATTGAGTGTCAATGACATCGACTCGGAAAACTCATCAGCATTACGTGCATAAATTTGGCTGATGGCATCAGTTTTTTTATAACCGAGTGCCTTCGCCAGTTCGGTGGAGGTAAACCAGATAGCCCCGCCTTCTGTCACTGGGTTAAATGCGAATCCTTGGAAGTTGTAATCTGATTTTGCTACAATATTCATGTCGATATTTTCCTTGCCGGATTTGTTCGATACCGAAGCCCTGACTGTTAGCGCAGCCGGGGCTTCAACGTTTTTATGCTTGAGCACTTTTCTCACCTGCCAATCCGTACACCTTTCTCAGCTGGTAAATAAGCTCTGTATTAAACTGACGACACTCATCGCCACCGTTCTTCTCGATAGCCTTACGTACGTCTTCAGGGAAGCGAACCTTGCGTTGGTACATGTCTTTTGCCTTTTCCATTAAACCCTCCAGTAAATGCCCCACCGTGAGGCTTGATGTAAGTGTCACACCGTGCGTCATTGCTGTCAACCCCACGGTGGGGCATAATTTACTTATTGTGAATTTTTTGTAGGCATAACGCTGAACATGAGCAGAGAAGATCCGCAGCTACGAATCAGGCTTCCAGTTGAACTTAAAGAGAAAATTGAAGACTCTGCCAAAGCTAACAACCGTTCAATGAATGCAGAAATTGTGCAGAGGCTTGATGGTAGCTTTTTGGCAGAAGTGTCAGATGATGAGGTCATCTCTGCCGAAGAGGCTATTCAGATAGTAAGCAAGGCAAGGGATGAGCTATCAGCGATAATTTTCAAAAGAACTTTCTCTGAGATTAATAAAAAGGTCAGAATTGGTCACACCACCTTCCATATCCACCTTGATGATTTGGAGCTTGATGGGCTAAGCGATGAGGATTTCGATACCGTCTTCCAAAAAACTTTCCTACGCCTTAAAGAGCTTGGTTATGAGATATGGGAAAAAACTTGGGATGTGACCGGCTTCACTGCTGAGATTCCTGAGAAAAAGCCCACCTGAGTGGGCCATTTAGTGCGGCCCATGCCTCTGCGCATCCATCGCTAGCATCTGCTCTGCCCAGTCCATAACCTCGTCGTATTTCTCCTGGGTTGGCACCTTGCCTTTATCCTTCTGCGGGAACTTGGCATTCATGGCAGCCCGGAAGCTGGTCATCGTCATGTTCCAGGCGTCTGCCTCACTCATCCCGAGGTGGGCAACTGCGGTATAAACGAATGTACGGGCATCGAATTTATCGCTGTACTCGCCTTTCTTGCTCTCGAACTCTTCGGGCGGCTGATCACCCATTACGCCATGCAAAATCAGGTGACGGGCCAGCTGGATGACGTCTTCAACTGGCAACGAGCCAGGCTTAAAAACGAGGCGTCCCGCCGTAGTCACTGAGTAAGAGCCGATGATTTCAGCAATGTCGCCTTCAGAGCAGTGCCTGACTACGTTAGCTGCAGCTGCGGCCATTTCAGCAAAGCAGCGGGCATTGGCCGCCTTGAGAGTCTGGATGTCAGCAATTCTGTGCTTTGGGTAATGACCCGCATGAACTTTCACGAAAGCATCAACGATTTGCTCAGGCGTGCCGATCCGGGACATAGCCAGGAATGAAGGGTTGAGGAATATCTCTTTGCCGCCAGCGCGAATGACGGCCTGGCCGATATCGGTGATTGCTTTCATGGAAACTCTCAATAAGAGGGAGGCCAAGCCTCCCATGGGTTTAGGCTGCGTTCACGGTTACAGTAGCTGGGCTGGAGGTTACCGAGCCGGCGGTTGAGGATGTAACCTGACAGGAGTAAGAACCCGCATCACCCGTAACGACGCTGGCCTTCGTGTAAGTAGCGTTCGTCGCACCTGAGATGTCAGTTCCGCCCTTCTTCCACTGATAGGTGAGAGAGGAACTGTCAGAGACATTGGCTGCCACCGAAAGATTGAGCGCATCGCCCACCGTGAGCGTGCGGTTCTGCGGCTGCGTAGTGATCGTGATTACGGCGCCGACATCACGAACGTCCACCTGCCCCGCGCTTGACGCCTCAATAGACCATGTGGCCACGTCATCATGAGGAGCTTCATCTTCCCACGAAGTCACCATAAACGGGCCTTCGGTAATGTCGTTTGGAGAGATGATTTTCAGCCAGACATACGGCTGATTGCTGGTCTCTGCCGGCGGGTTGTAAACGTGACGCTTCAGCGCGTTCTGCGCATAGACATCTTCTTTTCGGGTTACGCCATCTCCAGAGAACGAGATGTTTTTGTAGGTTACGAGATTTTCCTGCGTATACGCCGCACTCATATCAGCGGTAGCGTCTGCGGTATCCCATTCGGCGGAAACAGTCTTCCCGCGCATCATGCCAAGGCGCTTATAGTCACCGTTGGCGGGTTGTGATTCGGGGCAGCCAATCGCGTAGTAAACGACGACATCACGCCCTGTGAAAGCACCTGCTTCACATGCCATGTCTTTATCTCCGTGTTATCGGGAAATTATGGTTTGAAAGGAAATATCGAAGAGGTAGCGACCTTCTTCGGTCTGGATGGCGGTGATACCGCCGATTGGCTGCATCGAGATGATGCATTCAGTCTGGTAGTCGTCGATCATCGCCTGGCGTATTGCATCAGCGCGGTCTTCAACTTCGTTGATGTCACTGTCGTTCTGTCCTGACAAAACAAGGATACGGAAAAAGTCGCGCGTAATGGCTTCCTCAGGCTTGCCACCGCCGTTTTGCTGGATGACAAGGTATCTTTCCCTTTCCGTTCCTTCCAGCTCGTTCCAGAAGCGTTTCTGGACGCGATAGCCGACATCAAAACCGTGGGACTGCAACCACGCTCTCAGAGCGTCATACACCTCGCTACGCGTCATACTTTGTATCCTTTCCTGATGATGGCCTTAATCTCGTTAAGGCCGTCGCGCTCAAAGCCTTTGGTCAGAAATCCCGGCTCAGCATCAGGATCCCAATAATTGCCTTTCCCCGTTCCACCACCGAATTCTTTTCCGGCTCGAGTTCTGCCAAAATGTTCACGCGGCTGACCTTTTAGCTTCCCTGACATGCCATGAACGGCGGCAGCGTATGCAGCCGTGTACCCAACCTTTCCCTGCATCCCTCCAGATATAGGTTCAAGCTTTCTGTACTGGCTGTTGATGAGCGTGGAGGTGTCAATGGGAGTAAGTAGTGCTGCATGAGACGATCCTACAATCATGACCTCGGTCAGCACTCTTTCTGTGCGTGGCCCGGCAATTTCTGCCAGCACCTTGCGGGTGTTCATCTGAACACGCTTGATACCTTTAACGGGCATACCACCACCTGATTATTTGAATAAATGCAGCGCAGCAAGAAAAACCCAGGGCAAAACAAGCTAATCCAAGCGAGAACATAAATCACCTCACGTCATAACCTTATAATCCGGCTCCTCGCCGAATGGCGACATATCCCATTCGGTCACCGCTTTGATGACATTGGCGCCAGCCTTCAGCGGATCGGCCTGAGTTGTTGTGTCACCTCTGGCGATGTACCAGTCACGCTTCGGCATGATTACATCGACGCCGTTACGCTTTAGTTCCGTGAAGAAAATCAGGTTCGTGGTGAACTCTTTCCCGCTGGCATCTACCGCAACTTCGTTGTTTGCCGTCCAGGTGCAGTCAATCAGGTAAGGCGTTCCGTTTGTCCAGGTGCTGTTCCAGTCGTCATATACGCGCGGGTAGATAGTCGCAACGTTGGTGTAACTCCAGCGTGCGGTTTCAGACATTGCCATCCTCCCACCGGATCACCTCCGGGTTATCTGCTGCCACCTTCCTGCACAGCAAATACCAGTCACCGTTACTTTTCACATAGCCGGTAACGCGCTTACCACTGTCGGTCATCACCCAGACTTTGACAAAAGGCTCCGGCAGCCGCTTCTTAACCGATATCCACGCCATTACCGAACCCCGCCACACATGCATCCACCCCTGGCAATCCATATGCCAGCAAAAGCTGTATTGGTCGGGTCTGGAGGGATGAGGTCATTAGCGCAGCCGTGTTTATCGGTGACGCGCAACAGTGCCATCGCCCCTTTCCATCGATCGGGAAACGACTGATACCGGAATGAGCGCGATGCGCCGTTGGGTCCGGTCTGAGAGCTGATGTATTTATCGCCTTGCCCCAGGCCCATCAGTGCAAGCAAATACATCTGGATTGCCAACGCCTTTGATGCCGGGTAATGCGCATCGAGGCATTCCTGAATGCTGTTAACATCGTCCACTAACGCCTGAAGCATGAAGTCCGGGATGGTAATGCCCTGACTTTGCAAATACTCCTTGGCCTGTTCGAGAGTTACCATCAAAGACTCCTGAAATAGCCCCGCCATAACGGGGCATAAAAAAACCGCCTTGGCGGCGGCTGTTATTCAGCAGGGAAAAGCTTTTCGAGTTCGCCATCCGGCAACAGCTCACTGAGTTTTTCAGCCCCGAGGTTGCCTTTAAACTCGATACCCAGCTCCGTCAGGCGCGCTGCGATAATCTCTTTTCGGGATTTCACATCCGTGCCAGCCTCTGGCGTCGCCGGTGTTAAAGCCGCATCAGAGAGCTTAATCACATGAGGCTTCAGCGACGGATGCAGTTCCTCAATTTCAACCACATCACCGACGCTCACGCCATGCCATGCTTTGATTACCTGGTATTTATCCATGTCTCTCTCCTTATGCCAGGTTGGCGGCGTAGACAACGCCGGACAGGCCTTTGCCGTCTTTCTTAATCTGCAAGCCTTCAGCAGACATGATCTGGAAGTTGTAGTTGCTCTGCGGCATCGGGCGTGGCAGAGGGACAACGCCGACGGCCATGCCGACCAGCGGGGAGATTACGTCCTGGCGACGCTCATAGGCGAGGAACTCATTGCCAGACAGCGCGTAGGACATCTGGATGGACTTCGCAGGAATGAACTTGCTGATCGCATCCAGAACGGTTCCGCTCAACAGGGCATTGGTGCCGGTGTTGATGTCTACCAGATACGGCTTCGCCATGTTTGCCCACACTTCCGGGCTGACCCACAACTTGTCGTAAGCGGTAACTTTGTTGCGGCGAGCCGTCAGGCCGAAAGGTCCGGTCGGGCCGAAGAAGGCCAGCAACTGAGCCGGGGTTGCGGTGGTGAGGTCGATATTGGCGCCGCCCGCCCCGCTGCCCAGGTTGATCTTCTGCGTATTGCGGTGGTTTTTCATGCCCTGAGCTGGCAGGCCATCAACAACAATGCTGGAGTCGCCGTTCAGATAGAAGTTGACGCGCTTCTTGTGGAATTTGCGCATCTTCGCGGACTGAGACTCCAGAACCAGATCGATACCAACAGTGTTCAGGCCAGCAGCATGACGCCAGTTGACGCCGTAACCGGCAGTAAATACCGGGATCGGGTCGCCATCAGAACCGAAGTTCGTGTGGTCGAAGGAATACGACGCCTGACCATCAATGCTGATAGAAACGTCATCAGCGATATCGCCAGAAACGTTATACAGCTTCGCGGTTTTTCCGATAGGCAGCACAGTCTGCACGCCCATCAGGTCATTGACGATTTCCATGCCAATTTCCTGATCGCGCATCTGGATAATCTGACGGTCAATCTCGGCCCAGAACTCACGGGCGAAGCCACCAACAGCGTTAGCTGCCAGCATTTCCGGGGTCATGCTCTGGCGATATGAGTTAACCATCATATCGTGATGATGGTTGAAAATGTTGCGGTTGGCCCACAGCTCATTCCAGTGCCCGCGCAGTCGGCTGTTAGCAGCCAGTGTTTCGGGGGTAAAATACATTCTTGCTCTCCTTTACTCGCCGCCGCCGGTTGCCGGTGCAGCTACAGTGCCAACGCGCATGCGCACGCGGATGAAATCGGTAGTGCTGGCGGCAATGGTTGCATCATCCTGGCTGTAGCCGATCACCGAATCGGTATCCGCCGTTGCCTTCGTGAACTTACCATCTGCGCCCAGCTTGATCGGGTCGTCTTTGGCGTAGGTTCCGGCGACGCAGAGCAGCGCCATCTCGCGGCCTTCTTCGACGTAGTTGCCTACAGCGGAATCACCAGCGGGAACAGCCTCTGTGATATTCAAGCCCTGATGGTAGGCCACGTCGATGATGTAGATGCGACCGGTCAGCGCAGTTGCCTGCGCAAACTGATTGTCGCCATTGATGACAGCAGCCGTACCAGGCAGCAGTGCTGCGGCGGCGGCGCGGGTTTCGGTCTTGTACAGAGACTGACCGTCGATATTAACGCGGCGATAACGTGCCATTAGTCTGGCTCCTTATTTCTTGAAGTATTCGTCAGGGTTCGGCGCACCGGTTTCTTTCTGCTGTTGCGCAGAGTTAGTGCCCAGCGGCGCGGATTCACCGATGGTTTTGAACATCGCGTCCAGCGCTTCGCCAGAAAGCGCGTTGGCCACGATTTCGCCGTGAACTTTTGCGACCGCTTCACGCTTCGATTTCTCTTCGGCGCGGGAGTTGGCGGTCAGGGTTTCGGTCAGCTTGTCCTGGTTGGCCTGTAGCGCATCAACCTTCTCCGCCAGAGGCTTAATAGCCTTTTCGGTATTGGTGGCGACGGCCTCGCTAACCATGCTGCCGATTTGTTCCAGTTCTTCTTTGGTTAAAGGCATGTCGCCCTCCGTTTTGTGGTTTGGTGCAGGCTGTTCCTGCGGTGTGAATAGAGCTTTGAATTTGTTAGCGACGACCGCCACCCACGACTCCTGGCGCGCTACTGCGGTGCCGGTATCGTCGAAGGCAATAACGCCGCCCTCAGACTTGTAGCCAAACACCTCAGCGGTTCCGCCGTTACGGATGATTACCGCTTGCGAGTCAGTGAAATCAGCAACCCATGCGTATTCATCCGCGCCCGCCGCAAACTTCGCTTTGGCTGCGCGATCGAGACGCTGCTCGCGCTCACGGTAGGATTCACCCACCAGTGCGCCCGAGTTAGCCTTGAGCGGTTGAGCCAGATCGGCATTGACCATCAGGCCAACTCCCTGCTCAGGGGTTGCCGCCCCGACTTCGTGCAACAGGATCGCGTCGTGGTCCATGCTGTAGATCTTGGCTACCCAGTCGGCGCCGGTAGCGCGTTGTTGCTCGTTCGGTTCAAGCTGATCGAGGAATGCGGCAACACTGGTATGAATCGGCGGAACGTCTTCGCCGCGCTCAATGGCAGCGACGCGTTCAAGCAGCTCCCTGCCACCTTCCGACTCGCTGGCACGGGCCACATCAACCCATTTTTCGAGATAGATGCGATTACCGGACTTCTTAACGTTGCGGTTCCACGCACCGATATGGCCTGCGTTAATCCCCTCTGGGGAGAAAGCAGACACGAACTGACCGTTAACTTGAGGGTGCCCAAGCGGTGCCAGGGTGCCTTCCAGTCCCTTATAGTGGGCGTCGATTTGTTCTTGCGTGTACAGCCCGCCATTCATGACGACGTTCGCCGGAAGCGTGTAACTCGGCAGTACCAGATGCTCACGCCCATTGTATGTTTCGCGCCGGATAGACTGGCTGTTCACCTTCGTGGTGATGTTGACCTGAATATGCTCACCATTTTTCGGCGCCGGAATTGGACGCTTTGCTTCGTGGTTTACCTTTAATTTCATGACTGTTAGCTCTCTATGCCGCGTGTTTATAACCGCAGCAACTAGAATGGTTGACCTTCATCTTTTTCCAGTGGCTGTCGAATTCCTTCTTAGCCATTTCGATGACGTTGGGGTAAAGCGGCTTTCCATCTGCATCAACAAGTACTTCCACCTGGCTGCATTTGCAGTTTATTGAGTTAGCATCAACGGCATACCAGTCCCTGACCTCCTGAACTGTGTACGTGTGCACGTGTCTCAGAGCATGCTTTATTCGCGTTGTTGGGCTTAATGCGGAAAGGTGGAGAAGCCTGATGTTTAAGCCAAAGTCATCCATTGATGATTCAGCCTCATCCCATCGAGCCCGGCGCAGAGCGGTAGTAACTTCTGTTCGCGCTATCCGGTTCGCCCGGCGCTTCTCGATTCCGGTCTGGTCTGTAAGGTTGCGGGCAATGTCCAGCGGATTGAGTCCACGGCCCACGCCATCAGTCAGCACGCGCGCCATATCTCGCTTAACGTCAGCAGTCAGACCCTTCATTTCCTCAAACACGCGCGCATGCACCAGCGCCATGCGTTGCTGATACGGGTCGCTTGCGAGGATGGACGCTAACGACTCACGACCAGCGGCGTACACCGGCGACTGCTGGCTGAGGTTGTAGAACGACTGCCCGGTCCCTTTCTCCGAAGCCAGATCGATGTACTCGTAAAACCACAGGTCGTAATCGCCACCTTCAAGCAATACCTGATCCACGAGGTAACTGGCATCGTTCAGGATGATGGACAGTAGCGTTGGGTTTAACTGGTATTCGTATCTGGCGTTTACTGCCAGGGAGGAAGGTATTTTGTCGAGTGCTGATTTGTACGCCTTGCCAATCTTATTCATCCGCCTGGCGAAGTCTTTCATTGCCCGGCGTTCCAGCGCATCGGCTCCGGTCGGATCCTGGTAGTTACGCGGCAGAATCGGTGGCTTCGTCTTCTTCGTCGCCATCCTCTTCTCCTAACGGGAATTCATTGACGTTTTCATAACCGGCAGCTGTGCGAATTTCTTCGCGACTGAATGCCGGATTTTCTCCGCTGCCCTGGAACGTCTGGTTAATCTCAGCCATGGTTTTTGCATTGGCGAGCTTCTCAGTTCCAGTCTGCTCGTTGAGGTCATCCCAGATAACCGTCTTTTCGCTGACAGGATCAATGATTTTCAGGTCGATGAGCTTGTCACTGAAGTCTTCAATTTCGAATGACAGGTCACCCCGCCGTGACTGGCAGCGACCGTTGAAATACTTCTGATCTTCAGTGCTTGAACGCTCAGCCTGCTGATTGCCTACAAGAATACGCGCCGGAATATCCACCCCAGCCGAGGCTGTCTGAAGGTTGACATTGTAAGTAGGCGACGGGTCTGAAACAGCAGAGACCATCGACGTGACCTGCGCGCCCTGGGTGATCAGGAGTACATCGTTACCAACATTCAGCTCTCTGGCTGCTTCGTTATAGCGTTCCTGAAGCTCATCTACCGAGACGCCATACAGCGAAGCCAAATTCGCAAAGTCGATGTCTTTATCAAAGTTAATTGCCTGCTTGTTTGATGCATTTTTCAGGAACGATTCACCAGAACCGCCCTCTACCTTTTCTAGACTGACAAAGGCGTTATAAGGAGGCTCAAGGAAGCCAATGGCATCGTTAGAATAGTCACCAATGATGAAGACGCGATCAGGATGCACTAAGCGCTGATTGGTCCCGCCGTTTGGCAGGCTCTCAACGTACTTCCACTGCTTTGGCTGACCGTAGTCTGCCGAATTCTCGTCAGTTACCCATTGACTGACAGTTAACGACCCGGCCCATGCAATCGTTACCTTTTTGAGCGACTTCCCGCGAACAACTGGCTGGTCCCACTTTCTGGAGTCATTGATGTGCAGCAGGATGCCAGCATAACGTCCTACCAGGCGGCGGCGGTCTGCTTCAGCAAATGCCCGCCATAGGCGCTTTGTGAAAACCTTTTTGGTCTTCTTCTCCCAGGCCGTTTCATCCTTGCTCTCGTCGGCATCGTCACCCTCAATTATTTCCGGGTTAGTCTGCCAGCACTTGCCCACCAACTTCTCTACCGCTCCGTGGGCGATACCCCCGCGCCGGTACAAGGCATAGAGGTTTTCGTAGGTTACCTGCTCAGGGAATCCATACTCGCACCATGCAGAATGACGCTTATTGTCCAGCCCCATTGTAGGCGCCATCAGCCCCATACGGGCGCGAGCCATCCGCGCATCGTTAAGAGCGTGATTTACCGCAAGTGTTAATTTATCGCTCATTCGTGCCTCGCAAATTCGCCATGAAGACTCTCCCTCATCTCAATTAGCCAGGCCTCAACTACGCCTCTAGATGTAGAGAACTTGCGGTGGATTTTCCCGTTATCCCAAATTCGCCCCTGCCACCCGCAGTTTTTTGAGTGCCACGAAAGCCCCTTAACGCCGGATGAGTTATCTTTCCGAAGTGGGGTGTTCTTTAGGTTTTCTGCTCTCGTTGCTGGGCGAAGGTTTTCGATTTTGTTATTGGTGGTATTGCCGTCTTTGTGGTCGACATCAACCGATGACCCAAGCGCGCCATGCATCAATACCCATACCACTCTATGGGCAAGATACTTTTTCTTATTGATGGTGACGTAGTAGTAACCACGCGCGCCGTTGTAGCTTCCAGCATGGTCTCCGGCTTTAACTCTCCCAGAGCTTTTTATCCACACCAGCCCAGTTGGGCTTGAAGGGCTGTATGCAACACACTCCCGGATTTTATGTATGTCTAAGCCCCAGTTATCACCAACGGCGAGAGTTAATTTGTCAGTCATGGTTTTTCCGTTTGGTTAGCGAAGGCGTTTCGGAATCATCATCCCGGCCATCTGACCTTTGCGCTTAATGTGTCCGTCGAGGCTGTAGCGAATACCGTCCCAGCAGTGTTCATAGCCATCGGCGAGCTTCGGCAACACCTCACCGGTGATGCGGTCCGTTTTGTACGACCACATGCGAGCCTCACGCGCCACGTTCTTGCAGCGGGGATGGATAATGATTTCGTCGAATCCACGAAGGTGTGCGATCCCGTCCTCAACGCTGCCCTGCCATTTCTCAGCGGCTGAGATGTTGAAGCCCTGCCGCTTGAGATAGCTGATCGTCTCAGGTCGTGCCGAGTCGGCCTTAATTGGCCAGTCACGCGATCCAGGGATCGTGTCGTATAGCTCTGGCATGTGGTCGAGTTCGGTATGCTGACCGTATGCCTCATACTCTATGTACAGCCGGTTATGCAGGATGAATGAGCGCACCAGAGTGTTCGGGTCTTTAGCGAAACCGAAGTCAGCACCGAAGAACAAGCGATCGGCCTCTTTCCATAGTTGGTCCGAGAACTCGGCAATCCGGTATTTCCCGGCCAGGACCTGCTTATCAGAGTTTTCGAGGTAAGCGCCTTCCCACACCCATGCGTATGTCGCCGGGTCGAGGCGTCGCTGATCGTTCTGTCGCTCACCTTCCAGCACGTCAGGGAACCACGGGTTATCCGTGTAGTTCATCTCAACGGTGATACAGTCGTCGCCAGCCTCTTTACGGAAACGTTTATCCGTTGCGCTGCCGTCGCGCTCCGGGTTCCACGTTACCCAAATCTCTGAACCTTCCTCACGAACGGTCGGGCTCAGCTTCTGCCAGGCTATTTCGCTGACTGATTCAGCCTCGTCCACCCAGCAGAGAATGATGCGCGCTTTCGACTTGATGCTATCGAGGTTATGCCGCAGACCGCAGAACACGTAGTTAACGCTTTTGTCGATGGTGCGGATGTACTTCTCGCCGATGTCAAAGTTGGAAGCTAGCCAGGGGACAGACAGGATCGCCTGCTTCACCTCCTGCATGCTCGACTCTTCCAGCGAGTTCATGAACTCACGCGCGCAGAGCACCACCCCGCTTTCACCGTTCATCATCGACTGGTAAGCCTTTACGGCAGTCATCAGCGCAAATGTGCGCGTCTTGGCGCTGCCACGTCCACCGTGCGAGCATCGATAACGCTTATTCACCGCGGTGAACAGTGGCGCAAGCTTTGCGGGGATTGGCAACTGAACGGCGTTACTCATGATTTGGGCTCAACAGGTAGTAACTGGATGACAGTCGGCTTCGGAGTCATAGTTCCGTCTGAAGATTTGTGGTCGATTTCCTGGCTGACTTTGTCGCCGTACTTTTTCGGGTTCATCCGGGCCAGGGCCCATTTTCGCGTGTCGATGCGAAGACGTGCTTTAGCTACTGCGGCAGCCTCTTCATTCACACCGTCAGCGATATCGAACATATCTTCGAAAATCGCATCAGCGCGTGTCTCCGTGGCTTTCGCGTATTGGTCGCGAAACTCTGCATGTTGTACCAACCAGCGGAATACCGTCGCCTTGTTAGGCATCCCTGGTCGGTCACAAACTTTGCGCAGGCTTTCCCCATCGGCAAGCAGTGAACATATGTCAGCAGCCACCTCTGGTAGATAATCAGAAGGGCGGCCAGTCTTTGGTTTGGTCGCCATAGTTTCGTTACTCCGTTGTTTGTTCTTCTGGCTGTTCGATCTGCTCTGCCGGTACTGGCGTGAACTGCACACGCTTCACATCGGCCGGAGCGAAATAAAGCCACTCGCCCGTCTCTGTCGCCAGCGGCACAAATCCGTTAACCAGCTCAGGCTGACGTCGTGACATCTTGCCCGTGAAGGTTTCGCCTGTTTGGGTTGTTAGCGTGATTTGGTAGATGTCGGACATTGAGAGCCTCTTTATCCGCTTATTGGCATACAGATATAATGGTAATTGATGTTATGAATCTCACGATTAATCACTTTAAAAACGCATTCAGCCATACGCCTCAGTTATAGTGTTGCTTTCGTTGATTCGTAACACACCTATGGAGATTTGAATATGCCGCTTAATATCATGCGTAATGTTGTGAGGCATTCAAGAATAGGCATAAGCGTCCCTGAAACTATGAATGGCAATGTAACTGATAATACAGTAGAAAACGCTGACCTGGGCTTAGAGGTCAGAAGTTCCCAGCAAGAAATTTTACAACTCCTAAAGGAAGGATTCCCAGGGGAAAAGCTTACAGAACTGCTGTTGCATATCAGTACAAACCCGCAGGAATCATTTGATGAACGGGTTGATTACGCAAAAAAATCGGGATTGGTAGAATGGCTCCAGCCAGGAACAACAGTCGTGGAATTTGTAACTGCTTTGATTTCACTCGCCAGCTCGTTTGGTGGATCTTGATAGTTCGATATTTCTAATGGCTAACTTATCCATATTGCATTGCCCAAGAGCCGTGTAGAGCTGAGCGTTTAACTCCAGACTTGCCTGCCATGTGAACGGAACCACCATTCTGGGGATCGGCGTATCTGCTGTCAGGTCAGCGCTTATCGGCACCACTGGGGCCGGAACGTAAACTGTCTGCGTATTCCCGCAGGCTGTCAGCAGCGGCAGAAGGAACAAGCTGGTTAGCACACGGATCGCCTTCAAGTGCCTGCCTGATGTAGACAATGCGCGTTTCGCCCTTTTGAGCCAGTTCGTTCTTTGCATTCTGGGTAGCCTGTGAGATGTCACGGATAAGGTTCATCGTGGTGATCACGTTGTTGGTGATCGCTTCCGATGTGTCTGCCCTGACCGTCGCTTTATCGAGCTGATCTCGGTATTCCAAGGCACTCTGTCTATAGTGGCGCATAATTAATGCCATCAGAGCAATCAGCGCCACGACAGCTATATGCACCCAGTAACGCTTTACCAGCTCGCTAATCACGACAGAAACAGAGCGCGCTCCGCCTCACGCCGACGAGTCAGCCCGTTAAGGACTTTGCCGCCAGCTTTATTCCAGCGCAGGAACTCATCGGCAGCGCCAGCGTAATCACCGGCGTTGAGTTTTCGCAGAAGAGTCGATGTCGACAGTGACCTGGCGCCGAGGTTGTACGTGAACGACACCAGGGCGTCGAATTGCCCCTGAGTCAGGCCAACTTTGACCAGGCGGGACACATCGCTTTCGTATCTGACCAGCCCAGTTTTCAGCAGACGTTCTGCCGTTTCCTGCTTAATCGTCATCCCGGCGCGGATTGGTTTGCCATCGACAGGCTGAGTCCAGCCATAGCCGATCGTCCATACACCGACACTGTCCCGGTAGGCGGTGAGCTTGCAGCCTTCGAACTCTTTGATCAGGGCAATGCCCTTTTCGCTGGTTTGCATGGACTACTCCGTTATAACGACCTTCGCCAGGTTCCCACGCGCCAGCCACACCGCCATGCATATGACGGAGTTCAGCAGCAGGTCGCCGAGGTTAACCTGAACGTAGTGGCCGAGCAGAATGTTGAAGGCATTGAATCCGGCGGCAAGGATGACCAGATAGGCCAGCACCGCGACACTCAGGCGATGACGCTTTCCCTCTTTTCGGAAAAACATCAGCCTGACCATGATTAAAAGGCAAACTATGGCGTTTGCATCCATCAGAAGAAGCTGCCATGTCATTTATCTTCCTCCCCCAGCCCCGGCATCTTCCCGCTTTTGGATTTGCGGAGAATGCGCAGCAGGACTGCCACGGAAATGGAAGCAGTGACAATTGCACCGACAGCTGGCGATACCTCAATGCTGGCCGGTGGCTTCATCAGGCTTAACGGCGTGTTGATGATTCCGGCCATGATTTTCGCCATGGGAACGGAGAAGAATACGCCACTGATAAACGATATCAGCGCAAAGATAGCCTGCTTCCAGAGTTGATGGGGATCTGAGGTCAGAACGTATAGCGCCGTTCCGGCAAGTGATCCGAGCATCACTGCTGGAGTCGCCTCCGGAAACAGCGTGGCAAAGGTTACACCGACTGATGACGATGTAAGACCAACGCCTACGATAGTGAAGGTCTCAGACATATTTATTCCGTGTGTAGTTGGTTCAGGCCCTCGGGACGATTTAACAAGAAGGCATGTCGAGGATGGTTCCCGGGGCCTGGAATAAAAAACCTGGCGACAAGCCAGGAAAATGAGGGTAAGGCAATGTCGGCTCTATGGCCGAAGGGTCCCAGGTAGTGGGTTCTGGTGCCGGGCAAAGGAATCGAACCTCTGACGCGCAGCTTACAGGACTGCCGTTCTGCCACTGAACTAGACCGGCTAATTTGGTGGAACCCGATGGAATCGAACCATCTCCTAATGCTCTTCAGGCATCCGCGCGAACCATCTACGCCAGAGTTCCAGATACGAAAAAGCCCAAGGCGTTAACCTCGGGCTTAAATTCTTTGTGTCGACAATCAAAGCTATGGCGACGATATCAGATTTACATGAAATATATGCGTTTCAATCCAGTTTTGCAAGACTTGAGTCTAAATTTGTCGCCTTTTGTTGTGAACGTGATCGCGTAACCTGCAACAAAGCACCACTGTCCAGTCGCAGGAAGATGCGGCGCATCTCCACCCAGCGGTCCGTAAACGTCTCAGACCAGTTCTTTGGAGTTACCCCGACCAATTTCGCCATCGCCTGGTATTCGTACGTCTCACGCCCTGCCAGTTCAGCTTTGACGTCCTGCGCCGCCAGCCAGATAAGCTTCTTCAGGCGCTCCATCGTCTTGCCGGCCACCTTCTTTGTACCGAGGTGCTCCCTGAACTCCGCCCACGCCCACTGAGTGATCGCCACCTGGTATTCGAAACGGATATTCTCGCTGTAGTTCCACAGCAGCCAAGCTTTCTGGTGTTCCTCCAGCGACAGGACAGCGCGGCGCCATGATGCTGTCACGAACTCCACCGGACCCACCAGCGCGATGGACGATCCCTTAGCGCGGGACTGGCTGCCGCTCATCGCCGGCCCTTCAGGGTTAATTTTCCGGCCCGTGACCGGGTCGGTGATTTTCTTCCGGCCCCGGCTGCGCGCCGTCGCGGTGAATTGCGCGTTCTCGGCGAAAGCTACCAGTTGCCCTTTCGTCGCCCCGCTCAGATCTGCGGTCGCCACAATGAGCTGCTGACGTACGTATTCCAGTTGCTGACTGTTCATGCGGCTTCCTTCTGTGGCTGGTTGGTTTTTTTCTGGCTGTGCTTTGCTACTGGTGGCATGTTGGCGCGCTTAACGCTTTCTGCCTGGTACCGGAGGAAGTCTGTGTGATTCATTCGGCCTCCAGTTCGGTGATGGTCAGTTCAAGCCTGCCGCCTTTGACGATTGGCATCCTCTTCACGCTGTAGTAGTCGACCTGCTGGTCATCGAGCCAGAACCCGGATTTCGTCAGGGCGTCGAACGCGGCCTTTTGCAGATTGTCCAGGTCGCGGCGGCGGCGATCCGGCATATGGCACTCAATGCGTATTTTCACGGGTGTAGCCAGGCCGATATCCAGCATTGAGTCTTTGATGATTCTGGCGACACTGTCGCGGTACGCCTGCCCCTCTGTGCTGATGTGCGTGCGCCCGCGGTTATGCCGGTAGTAGCGGTTGTTGCTCGGCGGCCATGGGAGACTGATGCGGTATTCATTCATGCTTTTACGAGCCCCTCTTTAAGCCAGATGACCTGCGTGCGAGCCATGCCTTCCAGCGCGCACTCCTTTGCATACTCCGCATCGACCAGACGGGTGCGGCGATCAATCTCGTCGTGGCAACTGCTGCATGCGATGGTGGCGATCAGGTCAGGCGGCTTGATTCCGGTCCCGCATAGACCAGCAAGACGTATGTGAGCCAGTACTGAGGTTTCAGGATTGCCGTTGCATACGCCGGGGATCCGCACCTGACATTCTCGGCCGCGTGCCGCTTTGCATAAATTAGCCATGCGCCCTCCTTGCCGCGAGACGCAGCCATTTCTGATCCACCAGGCGGGCGGTGTAGCCCTTCAGTGTCGGGACGTCAGACGGCTTAACCGCTGGCTTACGGTTGCGGCGCGCCGGAACGCGGAAGATTTCGTTTGTGATGACGCGGGAAAGTGGAGTAGACATCACGCCTCCTGCTTATCGCGCAGCTGCTGGTATTCGCAACCGTTCGGAATTGTCAGCGCCAGGCCGAACTGGGCGCACCAGGCTTCGACCTTGCACATGAAGATATGCATCTCTCCAGTGTCGAGGAGGGAGGTGTGTCGAGGCTCCCATGAGGTTTCTTTCGCACCGGTAATGAAGTCGGTATAGGTGACTTCTTCGCAGCCGAGGTACGTCTTTTTGAGGTTGCGCTTAACCCATTCCGGCGTTGCGTCGGTACGCCCGGATTTGATGAGGTATTCGCTGATTTCTCCCATCCAAAGATGAAAGAGTGCGTTTTGAGACAGGCTGCGCTTCTCGCGCCACGGCTTGACCTGAAGGCGGAAGCACTGGCCTGCATCCAGCAATGGCTGAATTTGCTGTCCTATGGCCGCGAAGTTGCCGCGATGGAGTTTGATGCCGTCTACTGGCAGAGTCATACGGCCTCCTTAACGGAAACCGCAGAATGCAGAAAATCGCAGGTGCCGTTAAGCATCTGTGACAGGGTGAGGAGTTCAGATTGTGGTCGCATTTAAGTCCCCTTAAATGCGCAGAAGTCTTACCGTCGGGCGTTCAACTCCGACGGCACTGATATTATGGCTGGTTGATTCTGAATTATCAATGCGAGAAAAAGGCCTCCGAAGAGGCCATGGCTCTCGATATGGGGATTCCCATATCGCTTGTATGGTAGCTATGTCAACTCAGGCAGTTTGAAGCCAGCCATGTCTTCTGCCCGGATGGGAGGTGACAGGCAGTCAGCAAAGACCAGTGAACCATCGAGCAAGATAACGAAACTCCACCCTCTGAACAGGCTGGCGCTACACCAGTCGGCCTTAAGCGGCACATCTGGCATCCTGTCCGGGAAGGTTGGGTAATGCCCTGCAAGCCACTCCATGGCGTCGCAGCGGTTGATGGTGTAATTGTCGTACATCATGCCTCCTGCTGCGGTGCTTCTGGCATTGGTAAGTGAGACCATGATTCTCCAGTAACAACCCTGATAATGGTTCTTTTAGAAACTCAATATCGTTTAGATAGCACTCCGTATGAAACCCCAGACCATCTAAGCGATCTTATTTCCATTATACTTGCATCGTTTAATTTCGAATTAGCCTGCATCTCCCCTTTGTATGCTGGAAGGTGTGACCGATTTCTTAGCCCTGTATTCCAGGCGTGTAGCCTATTTTCATGGGGTGTAACCCACTCAAGATTGCTTAAGGATGGGTTGGATTTATCCCCATCGATATGGTTAACCTCTGGCTTGGCATTTGGATTCGGTATAAACGCCTCTGCTACTAACCTATGCACTCTTGCAACTTCCCTTCGGCCATTTGAGGCATCACTCAACCTGACAACGAGATAGCCTGCCTCGTTTAAAAACGGTTTTAGTTTCTTTCCTTTAAATCGCTGTTTAGAGCCATCTCTCCTCAAAATTACCCTAGGTATGCTTAGTACATCTCCACCATCATTAACCTGGTAGATTCCCTCCCAGCCAACAACTGGTAAGAATTTCATAAATTACTCCTTAGGAGGATTTGGCAGTGGCATCCAGTGCGTGACATGCTCTACTAACAGATTATCGCAATAGAAATTCCAGTACCTGTCATACGCACCAGACCAAACTTCTCCATACTCATTGAATGCCAGGATGGCCTTAAACTGCTCCGGCATCCGATCACTGCAAGCCACCCAACCATCCGGAATCACCGGAGAGTTGAGTTGTTCGGAATTACCGAACGACTGAAGCATGGCTGCGCGATAGGCGTTCCAGCCGACAGCTTTTCCGTGTTCAAACGCGCTGTCAAAGTCATCATCCATTTCCATCGCAGCGGGCACAGATACCGGCGCTGGATGGGCGGTGTAAAGCGGCGTTACTTCTCGCAGCGGGTCGGCATAAGCATTGCCACTATCGAAGCTGACGTGGTTTTTAGCGCCGCCTCCTGACAGTAGCCACGCCACAGGCTCCGCTTCGAGCGATGCCAGCGCCAGCTTCATCGCCTCAAGCGCCATCACCGCATCTTCGTTTACTGCGCCGGGCACAGCATCTCGCTCTTCTTCAAGCGCAGCGATTGTCTTCAGGAGCCAGTCTTTGGTTAATGTCATGGGTTAGTAGCTCCTAAAACCGTTGCAACTGCGGAGAAATTCGACGATATAACTCTTCATTTTTTCTTGGTCGCAGCCAGACCAACTATCCGGTGGTGTCCATGCCTCGACAATATCTGCCATCTTTTTCGCTTTGGCTGGCGTCACATCAAGCGGGTCATTGGTATGCTGCTGGTTGACAAGCTTTTCCATGCCTGGAATATCCAGCACTGCAAACCATGTCCCATTAGCGAGTCCGAGGCCGGGAATGCGTTGCCCACTACGGCGTTTATCTTCGAGTTCAACTGACATGCTTACTCTCCTTTACCGGCTGCGGCGGAGAGCAACTTCTCCGCCTGCTGAATATCAGTGTTTCCTGCAATCATCACTTCCGGTGCGTCACAGTCACCGCCAAGGTCAAGAATGCGCTCATGCCCCGTATGCAGGCAGGATTTGTATCCTGAAACTGTCTGCTTCAGCGCTTCTGTCAATTCGGCGTTTCTGCGCTCTGCGGCTTCCAGCTCATCCAGCGCCACCACAAGAGCGCTGGAAAGTGCAGTTGTATATTCTGAATCGCAGCAACTGGCGCATATACACCCGCCGTCGGACTGCCGAACAGTTAGAGCCCATTGCTGGCAGAAGTCGCAATCGCGCATTACCGCGTTGCCCCAGTTATGTTTATTTCGCTCAGGAATACGCACAGCCTGTTTGTCGATGTTGCTCATTGGGCGGCCTCCCAGCAGATTTGGACTGCGTAGTCGCTTTTTGCTCGACGAACTTTTCCCTCCACCTCTAGTTTCTTCAGGCGGCGCAGTATGTATGCGGTATCAAGAGGCCAGTATTTTCGGCGGAGAATGTTGGTCATAACGTAGGTCATGCATCGACCGTGCGCTGTCAGTGCCTGAATGATTTCTTCGTCGGTTGGCTTGCTCATGACTGCACTCCTTTGCGAAGCTCGTCGGCGAAGTTCTCAGCATCAGCGGCCATGCCAGCAGCCTCTTCAGACATCCTCATGCTTCGGCTACGCAGAGCCTGCTGTCGTTCTCGATTATGTGCGGCAAACATCTCCACACCCTGCGCCCGCACTTCAGCCAGGAAAGCGTCCGTCGTTGTCGTATCGACGCGGATGCTGTCACGCAGGATAAAGAACGCATCGAGCATGCCTGTTTCAGGAGTTTCATCCTGATGCTTCTCATACGCATCCAGAGCCTTCATCATCTCAGGTCCGAATGGCTGAGGGTGCGCAGCCTTCAGCCCCGTATTCTCCGCAGCCAGCGCCGCGCACATGGCATCTGCTTCGGCAATTTTACGCACAAGATACTCGGCGTTGGTTTCGTTAACCTTCAGATCGCGTGGAATGCACTTGCCACGCAGAAAACCTTCCATCTCAAATAATTTCATACCCCTACCCTCCCCCAAACCATCAATACCCTTCTCATCGCCGGACTGTTTCGGCACTCCTGGCAGATCACGTTTGTGTCCGTCCGCTGAATTAACTTCGACTTCCCCTGCTTTATGCCCGGTATCGTGTCAGGGGCGTAGCGCTTGCCGTAACTGGTAAGGCTGTACAGGCGCTGGCCGTATTTTCCTTCACAGCTGATCAGGCCGTCGGCCAGCAACGTGCTCACCGTCCCGGATATCTTTTTGGTGTCCATACCGATAAGTCCTGCCAGTTTGACGCTGTTCAGGCCCGGGTTATTACGCAGGGCTGCCAGGACCTGCTCACGGATTGTTATGGTCATTTCCTACCCTCCGGATCCCGTATTCACGAACGATTGCGAGCGAGATTACGGCTATTTCCCAACTCGATTTGTAAAGTGCTTTTCGCTTTTCATCGGTATCAACGCGCTCTATCCAGGCTGCATCGCCTTTCGAATATTCGTTGATTACGACATAGTCATCGCTGCATGCTTTCACGCTGCCCCCTTGGAACGGTAGGAATCCCAGGTGAATGACAGCGTGCACCCGCCTCCATCGCTCATGCGATCAAGAACGCGTTCGCCGATGAATGCAGCCAGTTCTTCCCGGGTCTGGTTGCTGATCAGGATGGTTGGCTTCATCCGCTCATAACGGGTGTTGATGATTTCGAACATGATCAACTTCTCGGCGTCGCTTCCGAACTGCACGCCGACCTCGTCGATAATCAGCAGGTCGGGCTTCGTGAAGTAACGGATCACTTCGTCTTCAGTACGGCTTGACCCCTTCGACCAGGTTGACTTGTACTCCCTGGCAATTTTCAGCGCGGTGGTGAACACAGCTGAGCTTTGGTGCTCGGTGATTGCATGCCGGGCGATAGCCAATGCGAGGTGGTTCTTGCCGGTTCCAGGCTTGCCACACATCACCAGGCCGCCACCCTTCTGCAAACGCTCAGGCCAGCGGCTGGCGTATGCCTGACAGACCTTCAGGGCGCGTTTCGCTTCTTCGTTCACCGGTTCATAATTCTCCAGTGAACAGGATTCAAACCTGGCCGGGATGCTCAGTCCATCCAGCAGGCGCTCGATGTTTCTTTTGCGGGCTGCTTCGTTGATGCTAATTCTTTCCGACTTCAAGCGGACCAGCTCCTCTTTGAGGCATTCAGGGCAGGAGCTTGGGCGCGGGGGAATTTTCACGACAGAGTTTAAGAAATGCCTGGTCCTGCATTCAAAGGGGCCATGCGTTTCGCAGTTCTCGGTGCTGATAGTTAGCTCGATATCTTCATGCTGAACTGGCGGCTGGCTCAGCTCAGCAATGCGTTTCTCAAGTTGATTTATTTTTTCATCCAGCGTCATGATCAGTCCCTCGCCCATGCAGGAATTTCAGTCTGGCCATAGTCTTTGCCAGCAAAGTTCTCAGATACCCGAGACTGCGCGCGAGGCGTCTGCTTGGCGATCTTTGGCTCAAACAAACCCTGCCAGCCATTCGCGATGCTCTGGTTGATGATTTCTTCAGGTTGGTATCCGCTGCATTTGCAACGTTCGAGCAGGTTGATGGCCTGAGTTACCGTCTGCTGAGACTTGATCGGTTTCTTCAGGTCACGACGATAATCGACCCATGACTTCCAGACTGAAACTGACAGCCATTCAGGAAGGTCAACACCAGCCGGATCGAACGAAGCCGGTTTGGGGGATTTAGGGGGTTTATTAATATTGTCTTTATTGTCTTTTGTAATAGTGTCTTTTGTGTGTCCCCATTTTGGTGACAGGGTTGTCACTGTTTTGGTGACACTTTTTGTCACCACCATAGGGACATTGTCACTATTATGGTGACAGTCACTACCGTGGTGACATTTTGGCGCAGGTTTAGTACCTGGAATCACCCACTCGCTCAGGTTTTTGTTGGGCCCGATCAGCATGCCGTCGGACACCAAAACATTCATCGCAAGGAGTTCGTTTTTGGCGGTATTAACCTTCTGGCGAGGCAGCCTGGTCAGCTCAGAAAGTTGTGAGTCTGCTATGCGGTCCATCTTCTTGTTGAACCCATAGGTTTTGCGGCAAACAGCATGAGCTACCTTGGCCTGATTTTTGGTCAGGTTCGCGCCGATAAGCTCCTCATACAACTCGTTTGCCAGACGGGTGTACCCATCGTCTGTATCGGCCACGCGTTGCTCCTGTATTCCCGAAACTACAGCGGGAAAGTTGAGAATTTCTGCGGTGTTTGACATACTTACTCCCGTTACTTGGCGTAACACAGTGTCTTGAAAGCCGTTGCTGCTACCAACAGCGCGGCTTTCGCCTTTTCAGAGCAGACCAGGCTGCTGCTGCTCACGCTTAACGCGCTTCTTTTCGAACTTGTCTGACGGAACCTGCTGTTTCTCCGCCCAGAGTTTTGCGTGTCGTAACACGTCATCGAAAATCCTCCCCTTGCGACTGGCCTGTGACATACGCTTGTACATATCGACGGCCTGAAATGCCCCCCCCTGAGCCACCGCTATGGTGAATCCCTGTTTAATCAGTTCATCGCGCACATGCTTCTCGATAAATTCGATGTGGTTCATGGTCTTCTCCGGTTACATGACGCCCAGCATCGATGTAACCATCGTCATCAATGGCCCTACCTGCTCCGGCATGAGGCGGAACAGCGACGCTATACCTTCGCTTACCTCTTTCAGCTTCTGATGCTCTGGAGCGTCCAGCAGGACGGCCTGCTTAGCTTCGGCACACTCTTTCATCGCAGAGGCTATCAGCGACATCGTGTCGTTCTGCGGTGCCAGGCGGTTGCGAAATTCCAGTGGAAGTACCGCCATGATTGCGGGCGTCAGCTGGCGCACGTTCTCGCGGTACTGCTCAGAGTCGAAACGGTTATCCAGAAAGCGAAACAGTTTCTGGCGCGCCCGGCTGATGTCTTCTGGGAAGCTTATGGCAGTCCCGCCCTGCTCCCGGTATTCGTTGATGATCAGCGCTGACACCACGTCCTGGTTGTCCAGCGCCGATGACCATGCCCGGACCGCATCGCGGATCTTTTCGTGGTCTGGCGTCGCCTTAGCTTGAGCGCGGTTTATCATCGCTCCCAGGTGTATTCCGGTATTGTGTTGATACGCAAGTGAATGCATTGCTTTCCCTTTCGTGGTTAAGGCCGCCAGTTAGGCGGCGTTACTGTTGATTGGTGGAAAAACGTCATCAACGCTTACTGAAGCGCCATGCTTATTCAGAGCTGCAACAATCGCCCGGCACTGCTCAAGGCTTAAGCTGCGTTTATTTTTTTCGTAATGGCAAACCGCACCTGTAGTCAGATTCAGCTCTTCAGCCATCTGGCGCTGAGTCAAACCTATGTTTCTGCGGATTTTTCGAATGTTGTTCATGTCGGGTCTCCTTTAAACAACTTAAATATACGTTTTGTATTCTTTGTTCGCAAGTAAAATATACGAATTGTGGCTCGCGCAAATATATACAACTTGTATCATTCAGGTATGACTATGAAATGGTACGACTTAGCTAAGACCCTGATGAAAAGTCAGGGCATCAATCAGGAACAGCTGGCGGAGCATCTCGGTATTACTAAAGGTGCGGTAAGTCATTGGCTGAACGCCAGGCGTGAGCCAAGCCTTTCCGAAATCGCAAAAATATTGCAGTTCCTTGGCAAAAAGAACTTTTCCGTGGGGGCTGGCGGCATGATCATTGACGATACGCTTAAGGGTGATGTGGAGTACGCTGGCCCCTACAATCCGGGAAACAAGTATCCAGTAATCAGCAGTGTCCAGGCTGGTTCATGGTGCGAAGCGGTTGAGCCATACACCCTAAAAGATATAGACCTGTGGCTTGAGTCGAACGCTCACATCCAAGGTGATGCGTTCTGGTTGCTCGTTGAAGGTGAGTCAATGACAGCCCCTACGGGCTTGAGCATACCTGAAGGAACCTATGTACTTTTCGACACCGGAAGAGACGCTGTAAATGGTAGCCTGGTTATTGCCAAGCTATCAGAATCGAACGAAGCAACCTTCAAAAAGTTAGTCATCGATGGCGGGCAAAAGTATCTCAAAGGTTTAAATCCTCAGTGGCCACTGGTACCTATCAACGGGAATTGCAAGATAATTGGCGTAGCTGTGGAAACAAAGCTAAGACTTATTTGAACAGAAACAGTAAGGATGCTTATGAAAAACTCAATTTTGTTATCGCTAATGCTTTGCTCAACATCTCTATATGCCCAAGACATGGGCTTGGTTGATCAAGCAAAAACCGCCATTATCGATAACCTCAAGACCCGAGAAGCAAAAAACAAGTGCGCAGAGTTTATGGGGGTAGCTGCAACTGATGAATCAAAGCAACCTTTTGCCTTGGCCACCTGTGATAACACCTTTGTAGTTGCAAACGGCCTCACCTTTAGTGACGTAAAAGTTGTTGAATCAGAAAGTGGAAAAGCAGTCTGTGGAGTAGTTTCTGGGAAAACACACCTCAGCAAAATTGGCGCAAGGTTCGTATATGTTGAAAAAAACAACGCTGTGACAATCAAGCCTTCTAAGCAGCCGGCAATGACAAGCTCTGCGGCTGGCGAATTCGGGCGCAACCAAGTAAAAATTGAAAATAAACAGTATGAACTGGTATCTACCGCCCATTGCCAGTCTCCAACAAGATAAACAACCCGCCATTCAGCACTTCCCCACACCGCCACCTTATCAAGGTGGCGCAAGATGAATCCTCGCTCCTCCGCTTTTGCTTTATAGCACCAAAGCACGAAAATAAATCACCTTAGAATACAATTTGTTATCACAAATCCACCCAGTAATTATACATTTCGTATTGCATGATAAGAATACGTTTTGTATATTCAACTCATCGAAACGAAACATCGACAGCTGAGCGAAGTTAGCCAGCGGCGAAGTTGAGATTCGGTCAGTCGAACGGCGCGACAGTAAACCATGCGTCGGACGCCCGGCGGGCTCAGGGAGAGCGGCAATGGTGCGTAACTGGAATGTTTTGGGCTGGCAGACGGTTATCAGCTAGTTGGTGAGGTAATGGCTCACCAAGGCGACGACGGCCTTCCCTGCTTCATTGTGGGGAGCCAGCGCCAAAGCATTTCTCCCGCATCAGCGGGTAACGACAGAGGGTAAGACGATGAAAAGCAGTTTATTAACAAGTGAGATTGAAAAAGATAAGGCTAATGAGATTAGCGAAATCATCTTCCAGGCATTGCAGGAAATCGACCCAGCAGAGTTTAAAGATGAGGACTCTGGTGGCCCAGAGAGGGCATCAGGCCTTGCTGATCAAATTTCAGAACGCCTTGTACTCAAGGGCGCATCTATCAACTAACCCGCTCCGGCGGGTTTTTTATCGGCCATACATAGGCAGATTTTCGAGTCTGCCCATTTATGACAACCGGCGGCCATCCACCGCCCATTGAAACACTGAATAAATGCGTTGAAGTCTTGTATTAACCGTTCCGTTCGCCGCGATAAGGCCAAGAGGATTTATGAGCAACCCTATCACAGTAGGTTTTTCAGGCCTGACGAAGCGAATTTTCGCGGGTCGGTCAAAGCCAAGCAAATTGGCACCCGGCGTTCGTGAGTTCACTGGTGAGAAATTTGATGTCACAGACGAGTCGCTATTTGCAGTGGCCCATCTTCTCGCGGTTCGTGATGACATCCTTATATTCCCGACAGCTGATGGGAAAGAGATTCACCTCCGCGCCGACATCAAAGAAAAGCGGGGGGCATCATGACAGTCACCCACAACGGCAAGCAGTACACCGCCAAAAAGCTCAACGATAACGAGTGGCAGCTGACATCGGTATCGGCACCGCGTGAAAAGCTGGTACTTAACCGCTGGCAGATGCATATCGCCGGCCTCCTGGAACAGGTTGAGGTGAAGGTATGATTGGAATGCACTACGGCACCGCATCAGTGCCACGTAGCGAGGTTTTACCTGGCACAATGCTGCAACACCACGGCAAAACTTATCGCGCCTCTGCGAACGTTGAGAAAGGCCTATACGCCTTCAACATCTTCGAAAAAACCATCATCAAAAGTGATTCCGTCGTTGTGCTGCTGAATGAGCGCGGCGAGCCGATGGTTCACTGATACCAACCACCCTATTCAACCGATCGGCCTGGCTCAATGCGGGCGGGATCTGCACATCCAAATTTCAGGAGTTCAGCCATGAACGCATACCTCACTTACGACCGCATCGAAGATCGGCCATGGGTTGAGCAGCAGCTCGACGACGAGAAAGAGAAGTGGATCGACGACCGGGCGAAAGAACTGATTGCCATGTTCCCTGCGAAACCTCTGGAAATGAGCAGCTTGTTCCTGCCCCAGGAAGCCCAGTTTGCGCTTATCGGAGAAAAGGCCGAAGAGGCATACAACGAATACATAAAGGCCTGCGCATATGCCCGTGCCGAAGAAGAATGGCAGCGCCAAGCGCCCTGCCCGTTTTAAGGAGTTATTATGAGCTTCGATCTGATTCAGTTCGTTAAGGAGCAGGAGCCGCTGTTTGTCGGCGCCCTTACCGACCAGTCTCTGACATGGGCAAAGGAATGCCAGTTCGCTATCCAGTTATTCCAGCGCAATCAAAAATTGGCAGAAACGGCGATTGCCAACCCCACCAGCGCCCAGAACGCGATCATCAACGTTGCAGCGGTCGGAATAAGCCTGAACCCTGCCAGCAAACTGGCTTATCTGGTTCCGCGCGACGGTATGGTCTGCCTCGATATCAGCTACATGGGCCTTCTGCACATTGCCCAGTCGGCTGGCGTCATCAAGTGGGGCCAGTGCAAGCTCGTTCATGCTGGCGACGACTACGAGACGCTGGGTCTCGATAAGGCGCCAGCTCACAAATACAACCCATTTGCTACACCTGACGATCGCGGCGCCGTTATCGGTGGCTACTGCACAGTTAAAACCGCTGATGGAGACTATCTCACTGAAGAGATGAGTCTCGCTGAGATAGAAGAAATCAGGAAAGTGAGCAAAGCGGGAACATCACCAAAAGGCCCATGGGTCAACTTCTGGTCTGAGATGGCCAGGAAGACGATCGTCAAAAGAGCATATAAATACTGGCCGCGTGCTGACCGTCTGGATAATGCCGTCGATGTGCTCAACGAGAGCGAAGGCATATACACGGAGCCAGTTATGCCCTACACCCCTGAAAGCGAGATCATTCAGTCAGAAGAAAACGCAAAACAGGAACTGACCAACACCGTCCAGTCGCTGTGTGAGGACATGAAGCATGCGAAAAATATGCATGCTCTAAAAACCCACTTCCAGGCAGCTTACAAAATGACCGTCGGAATGCAGCTTCAACAAGAGGTTCAGGCCGTCTATGCCAAGTGCAAAGCAAAATTCGAAGAGGTTACGCAATGACAGCTCTTTACCAGATCGCCAATGATTTCGCAAAGCTGACTGATTCAGGAATGGAGCCTGAAATGATAGCCGACACTCTTGATGGCATTGAGTGGGAGCTGGAAGCAAAGGTCGAGCAGGTCCTTGCTGTCTGCAAAAACGAATCTGCTTATGCCGAGGCGCTGAAAGAAGAAAGCAAGCGTCTTGCAGAGCGCGCAAAAGCCGCAGAAAACCGTGTGGCGAGCATGAAAGATTATGTGGCCACCTCCCTCGAAACAGCAGGAAAGAAATCACTGAAGGCAGGCATTCATCAGGTAACGGTTCGCGCGCCTTCCAAGTCAGTAGAGATTACAGATGCCAGCGCACTTCCTCCGGAATTCGTCGAATACGAGACGAGCATCAAGCCAGACAAATTGGCTATCAAACACCAAATAGAAGCTGGCGTGGATGTACCTGGCGCGCAAATAAAACTCGGCAAACCTTCACTCATTATCAAGTAGGTGGAGCCATGAAACGAACACCCTTTTACCGCAGGCCCGGGCGAACCGGGCAATTCTCCGGCCTCCGCGAACGCGTTATCTGGATGATTCAGACGCGCGGCCGCCCGGTAACCGGTAGCGAAATCGCTGAGAAGTTTGGCGTAACGCTCATCGAGTTTAACCGGGTTGCCAACGGCATTACCCGCGGCTCCGGACAGATAGCGCAGATCGTTGAGTCGGAAAAGTGGATCAACGAGGACGGCATTTGCGACCGGACATTCGAGCTGGTAACGAAGCCAAAGGTCGTAACGCCGCAGGGTAAATCGCGCCTGTTCACCCGGCGCGCTATAGAGCAATCGCAGGAAGGCAGACGGCAGGAATGCATTGAACGTGCCGCGCGCCGTAGCCGCCTAATTGCTCAGGGCCTCTACATCGACGAAATGGAGTCCATCCTATGACTCACGCTCACGACGACATCAGGGTTGGCACTCTGTGCCTTCCCTTCATTGGTAACGGCTGGCTAATGCCATGGGGTGAAGTGGTCAGCAATCCATTAAAGGCGCAGCGGCTCGCTGAGGAATATCGGGAAAGGCAGGAGGCGGCATGACAGCGAAATACTCACTTCTGTATGTCGATCCGCCATGGTCTTACGGCAACACCATCAGCAACGGAGCCGCTGCCGATCACTACTCCACCATGAAGCTCATCGACATCAAACGCCTCCCGGTATGGGAACTTGCCGCCGAAAATGCAGTGCTGGCGATGTGGTACACCGGCACGCATAACCATGAAGCTATTGAGCTGGCCGAGGCTTGGGGATTTACCGTTCGCACGATGAAGGGCTTTACCTGGGTGAAGCTGAATCAGAACGCGGAATTGCGCATCAACAAGGCGCTGGCCGAGGGTGAAATCACCGACTTTTACGACTTCCTCGATCTGCTTAACGCCGAGACGCGCATGAACGGCGGCAATCACACCCGGGCCAATACAGAAGACCTGTTGATTGCCACCCGCGGCGCCGGGCTGGAACGAAAGCACGCAGGGATTAAGCAGGTGGTATACAGCCCGCTCGGCGCGCACAGCGAAAAGCCGTGGGAAGTTCGCCACCGGCTGGAGCTGCTTTACGGCGATGTGCCGCGCATTGAGCTGTTTAGCCGCAGCGCGGCGCCGGGCTGGGATCACTGGGGAAATCAGTGTGCCACCTCCGCGGTTGAATTGCTACCTGGCTGCGCCATTGATGTTGTGAAAACGGAGGCCGCATGACGCCAGAAACAGATAACGCCATCCGCACAGCCTGCCGCCGCTGCACCGAAGAAATCCAGCAGGCCATGCGCAAAAAGCCAAAGCCTAACTGGAACGAAACAGTGCCGCCCATCATCAACAAGCATCACAAGAAAATTGAAGCTCTGGGAGTTAGCCTCCTGGAGTTCGTCGTATACACAGGTCGGCTTAATCGCCGCTTCGGAGTTGATTCGTGAAGGTTGAAAAAAGCGATGTTCTGGCGTTTACCATTTCAGATGTTGAACGCCTCGACCCGGTAAGGGTGATGATTGAAAACTATGAGCCCGGTAAGGGGCGCATCACCATCACCTGCTTCGGTAAGGCCTGGACCGGTGCCTGGTTTGCTATGGGCGGTGATACCGTGCAGGACTTCATTAAGCGCGTCAGCAATGAGTACCTTATAGGCTATTTCGACCCGCAACTGCAAAGCACGGTGGATGATGACAACGACGCCAACCTTGAATTCGTCAAAGGTGAGATCATCAAGCTCCGGCGCCAGCAGGAAATCGATGCTGATGATGCCAGGGAAATGTGGGAGGAGGCAGAGGGTGCTGAGGATGTGAAGGCTAACTGTTGCGATTGCCGAGTCGGTGAGAAGTTGCTGGAACTACTTGGTGATGATCCGTGGTATGCCAAATGGCCGGCAGTGCCAAATCACAATTATCAATACCTTGAACGCATCATCGACGCAGTGCGCGGCGGGATCGTAGAACTGGAGCGTGCCGCATGAATAGAGCCTCGCCCGTTGATTTGAGGAAAAGCCTCGAAATCGCCAATAACCTTGCCCACATCGGGATTCGCTTTGTGCCGATTCCGGTGGCGACCGAAGAAGAATTCCAGACGCTGGCCGCCGAGTTATCGCTACGGCTTGAGCAGATGGCTGTCGAAGCCGAGAAGAATGAAGGCGGTGCTGCATGAAGGCACTAATCACCAGGGAGCTTAAGGCTCCCTTTTTATTGCTGGCGTTCACATTCAACCGAATTAACCGACAGTTCCGGGAGCACTGACCATGGACATCATCGATACCGCAGCAGAGATTGAAGAGCTTCAGCGTAACGCTGCCCTTTCCGCTCACCGCATCGACCGTAATGCCGTTTCAGCGGAGCATTGCGAAGAATGCGACGAACCAATTCCCGAACCGCGGCGCGCTGCCGTTCCCGGCTGCCAGACGTGTGCAGAGTGCCAATCCGTCATCGAGCTGAAGAATAAGCAAAGGGGGTTGCAGTGAAAGAGCGCGGAATGATTTTCAACGGCGAGATGGTGCGCGCCATCCTCGACGGCAAAAAGACGCAGACGCGGCGCATCATGAAGGTTCAGCCGTCTGATGGTTTCCACCCAACGCATAACGGTTACGATCTGGATTTAAACGCACACTGGTACACACCTGGCGTGATCGATAAAAACGGATACCTGCAACCTGCAAAGAAAGATGCATTTGGCGTTGCTGATGAGAATGAAGGCTATACCTGCCCGTTCGGTGCCGTCGGCGATCGCATCTGGGTGCGCGAAACGTGGGCTGAAGCTGGTGCTGGCGCGCCGGACCTGAAACTTTATCGCGCGGATTACCCTGAGCATGTTCCAACTCATTACGAGAATGTGCCGCTGGCTGATGAAATACGCTGGACGCCTTCGATTCACATGCCGCGCTGGGCTAGTCGTCTAACTCTGGAGATTACCGGAGTGCGAGTTGAGCGATTGCAGGCCATTACCCTTGGGGATATCTGTAAGGAAATCGGCTGCGGTCTTTACGACTTCCGCCCTGCTACTTATGGCTTTCAGGTGTGGGAAGAACTGTGGAAGTCCATCTACGGCGAAGAAAACTGGCAGGCCAACCCCTGGGTCTGGGTAATCGAATTTAAGGTGGTGCCCAATGTTCAGGATAATCCAGCCTAATACCTGGTACGCCGATCCCCACGGCGCGTCCTGCAAAATCCTCCGCGCCACCCACGAAGTAATCCACTACATCCGCAACGGCCGCACCTGCATTGCCAACATGGGCCGCTTTCAACACGAATTCGAACCGCTGACCAAAGCACAGGCCGAGCGGATCGCAGAAGAAATCGAAACAGCAGAACACCTGAAGAAGCTGCGTGCCCGGCGCGCTGCCTAAGGAGAGATTATGGGAAAGGTGACGTTTGTATTTGAGTATGAAGATGGCAAAGAGCCGCCAGTTAACGCTGGCATGGAGTTTATGGGAGGTAAGATTGTTGCAGTCTCGTTTAGTGATGCGCTTGAGTGCCTCGAAGAGGATTTTCATGAATGTTCACGGGGTAATTTAACAGTTGAACAAATTATTTCTGATCTCAACGAGTCTGGTCCGATAAGCAGAACCTTGACCGGCAATATGAATATCAAAACCATTGGCTAAACCCATCAATGACGCAACCGATAGCCAGTTATGAGCTGGCTATTGGGTGCGAATGCACCGCCTCACATCCCTTGATGTTATTGCCGCCTACGGGCGGCTTCTTTTTGCCTGGAGAAAACCATGAGCGACATTATTCAGTTGGTACCGAATAAATGGGTCACAGAGGAACTTTTAACTGCGACAACCGGCATGTCAAAGCACATGATTCAGCATGCCCGCCGGTCTACCTGGATGGAGGGAAAGCATTATCGCCATGTTGCCCCTGATATGGCACCTAAGCAAAACAGCCCAATCATGTATAACCGCGATGAGATAAACCACTGGATCGAGCACCAAAGCCCAGCGAAACGCCGGAGAATATCTGCTTAAATGTCCTTTGGCACATCAAACGAGGAATGATTATGGCAGCATACCCAACAGGCGTAGAGGTTCATGGCGAATCGTTACGCATATGGTTCATATATCAGGGGAAGCGTGTCAGGGAAAATCTCGGCGTTCCTGACACGCCAAAAAACAGGAAAATGGCAGGCGAACTTCGGGCTTCAGTCTGCTTTGCGATAAAGACAGGCACATTCAATTATGCCTCGCAATTCCCTGATTCATCGAACGCAGAGAAATTCAGCACTGTCAGAAAGCAAATCTCACTACTTGAACTGAAATCGAAATGGCTTGGGCTTAAGGAGATGGAGCTTAGCCTCGGGACGTTGAGGCGTTACGATTGCCACCTCACAACCACTATCGAAACAATTGGTGAGCACAGGTATATCGGCAGCCTGAACACTGAAGATATCCTTAGTGCCAGGAAGGAGCTACTGAACGGCTGGCAGAAGACCAGACATGGCCTAAATCATCCACCCAAAAAGGGAAGAAGCGTTCCTACAGTCAATAGCTATATGGCATGCCTTGGCGGGATGCTGAGCTTTGCTTTCAAAAGTGGCTACCTGAAAACCGATCTGATGGCAGGTATTACCCCTCTCGCAAAAGAAAGACCCATTCCAGATCCTCTTACTTCTGATGAGTATCAGAGAGTGGTTGCGGCCTGCCCAACGCTACAGTTTCAGAATATGGTTATCTTTGCGGTAAATACAGGCGTCAGGCATGGCGAACTAAGCGCGTTATCCTGGGAGGATGTGGATACTGTCAACTGGACTGTTACAGTGTCACGGAACTATTCCCTGAAGGGAAACTTCACCCTGCCAAAAACCAACGCCGGGATTCGAACAATACAGCTGACCCAGCCAGCAATTGATGCCCTCAAGGCGCAAATGCCACTGACTAGAATGATGGCATCCCACAAGGTAAGCGTCAGCCTACGGGAATACAAAAAAAAGAGAACCGATGAATGCACCTTTATATTCTCGCCGTCCATTACTTCAATGAACGGTAAGAAGACGATGTGCTACGTCCCCGGATCCATTAATTCAGCCTGGCGCACTGCCCTGCGTCGTGCAGGCGTCCGACAAAGACGGTCTTATGAAACCAGGAACACATATGCGTGCTGGGCACTGGTCGCCGGAGCGAACCCAAATTTCGTTGCGCACCAGATGGGCCATTCGTCAGCGCAAATGCTATTCACGGTTTACGGTAAATGGATGACCGAGAATAACCATGACCAGGTGGGCATTTTGAACGCATCATTTACTCAAAATGCCCCACTGATGCCCCATAGAAAAACCGCATAACCTTAACTACCTGATTTAACATATTAATATCACTTCAATCATGATTCATCTGGATGAGCAAGGTCGGATCGTTTGCCTTTAGCTTCCTGCCGGTAATGTTCTGTATCGCCATTCCTCTGGGTCTGGCGCGCGAAAACAAAGGCGTGGCGGCGTTTGCGGGCTTCGTTGGCTATGCGGTCATGAACCTTGCGGTTAACTTCTGGCTGACCGCCAAAGGGATCCTGCCGACGACCGACGCGGCGGTACTGAAAGCCAATAACATTCAGAGCGTGATTGGTATTCAGTCCATCGATACCGGGATCCTTGGAGCCGTGATCGCGGGGGTGATTATCTGGATGCTGCACGAGCGCTTCCACAACATCCGCCTGCCCGATGCGCTGGCCTTCTTCGGCGGGACCCGCTTTGTGCCAATCATTACGCTGGTTGTGATGGGTCTGTTTGGTCTGATCATCCCTCTGATTTGGCCGATTTTTGCCATGGGGATCACCGGGATTGGCCGCATTATCAACGGCGCGGGTGATTTCGGCCCGATGATTTTCGGTACGGGTGAACGTCTGCTGCTACCGTTTGGTTTACAGCACATCCTGGTTGCCCTGATCCGCTTTACGGAAGCAGGCGGCACCATGGACGTTTGCGGTCATTCCGTTAGCGGCGCGCTGACCATCTTCCAGGCCCAGCTGAGCTGCCCGGCCACTCACGGCTTCTCTGAAAGTGCGACGCGTTTCCTTTCTCAGGGTAAAATGCCTGCCTTCCTCGGCGGCCTGCCGGGTGCTGCGCTGGCGATGTACCACTGTGCCCGTCCGGAAAATCGTCATAAAATTAAAGGTCTGCTGATCTCCGGCGTTATTGCCTGCGTGGTGGGCGGTACGACAGAACCTATCGAGTTCCTGTTCCTGTTCGTGGCACCGGTACTGTACCTCATCCACGCCGTACTGACGGGCCTGGGCTTTACCGTGATGGCTGTGCTCGGTGTGACCATCGGTAACACCGACGGTAACGTGATTGACTTCGTGGTATTCGGTATCCTGCACGGCCTGTCCACCAAGTGGTATCTGGTGCCGGTTGTGGCCGCCATCTGGTTCGCGGTTTACTACGGGATCTTCCGCTTCGCCATCACCCGCTTCAACCTGAAAACGCCTGGCCGCGATACCGATACGGCCACCAGCGTTGAACAGGCGGTGGCCGGTACCGTTGGGAAATCCGGATATAACACGCCGGCTATTCTGGCGGCGCTGGGCGGTGCGGATAATATTACCTCTCTGGATAACTGCATCACCCGCCTGCGTTTGTCGGTGGCGGACATGTCCAAAGTGGATACCAACGCACTTAAAGCTAACCGGGCTATTGGCGTAGTACAGTTAAATCAGCACAATTTGCAGGTCGTCATTGGCCCGCAGGTACAGTCAGTGAAGGATGAGCTGGCAACCCTGATGCGAACCGTCGAAGCCTGA